ACTTAATAATTTAGATATTACCGGATCTCCGGTAGCCTCTACAGTCATACACGCAGGATCTGATAGCGCCGCAAATCTTTATGATATCGGTTCAACAGCCCGTCCTTTTAGAAACGTATATGCACAAAGTTTTGTAGGATCGTTCAACGGAACATTTGCAGGAAGTTTAAGCGGCAACATTACAGGGTCAGCCGCTAGACTAGCAAGTCCGACAGTGTTCAGTTTAACAGGTGATGTCACTAGTAACGCTGTTAGTTTCACTGGTCAAAGTAGTGCTGGCACAGCAGTGTTTACTACTAATATTAATCAAAGTATTATTACTAGTAAAACTGTTGCAACTGATAGTTTAATAACCGATTCTCTCCTTGTTTATAGATCAGGAACCGGGTTGTTACAAATGCCAAAACAGGTATTTTTTAATCATATTGCAACAATCCCAGTAGGCACAATTTTACCATTCGCAGGATCAACTGCTCCTGCAGGATATTTGCTATGTGATGGTAGCGAAGTATTGATCGCTACATATGCAGTTCTTTATAGTATTATAGGATATACTTACAAAGCCTCACAACTTTTACAAGGCGCCGCAACTTTTGCGATACCTGATTTTAGAGGAAGATTTGCCTTAGGCAAAGATAACATGAATAACAGTTTATCAGTTCCGTATAAAGATAATTCTGGAAATCTTGTAAGTGCAGGTGGAGGTACTGCTAGTAGAGTAACTGATATTACCGGAAGTACGTTGGGTGCAAGCTCAGGAACCCAAGGGGTAACATTAACTACAGCAAATATTCCAGATCATAAACATAATCTCAATAGCGGCCAAGCTCAATACTATGCGGCAGGATTACCTGGAGCAAGCGCAGATCCAAACTCAATTCCTGGACTCGGCTTACCAAGTACTAGTACTGGGTCAGGCTTACCGAACAGCGGCGGAATTATATCTTCTCAATCAAGTGTGGCAGTTAATGTTATGAATCCATATACTACCGTTAATTATATTATCTTTACTGGGGTTATTTAATGAGTTATACAATTACTAAAACAAATGGAGTTACAATAACAACTGTTGTTGATGGAACTGTTGATCAATCAGCGACTGATCTTGTCTTAATAGGAAAAAATTCTAGTAGTTACGGTACGTATCTTAACGATAACTTTATTTGGTTATTAGAAAACTTTGCAAATAGCAGCCAACCGAACAATCCAATAACTGGTCAACTATGGTTTGACACGACAGAAAACAGAATAAAAGTTTATGACGGCACTAAATTTAAAGTTAGTGGCGGAACGATTGTTGCTAATTCAGCACCTAGCGGAATCGTTGCAGGCGACTTATGGGTTAATCCATCAACTGAACAATTATTTTTTAATGACGGTATACAAACACTACTTGCTGGACCGATATATACTGCGGCTCAAGGACAAACTGGATTTGTAGTATCCACAATACTTGATACAAATAATCTTGAACATACTGTTGCTTATTTGTATGTAGCTCAATCATTGATTGGTATTTTTAGTAAAGATGCATTTACTCCGGCATCGGCTATTGCAGGATTTACTGGTAGTATTGCTGTAGGATTTAATGTAGGAAACAAATCTGGTATTAAGTTTAATGTTCCTACTAGTAGTGCATATTCATTAATTGCGCCAAATGGCGATCTTAAAACTACTAGTAGTTTTGTTACTACTACTGGCAATAATAGTTTAACTGGCACTGTATCGATTCAAAATAATACTCCATTAATATTAGGTGCTAATGCTAATACTCAAATTGAAACCTCAACTTCAATTTTAAATATTAAATCTAATACATCTGATCAGAATTTTCAAGTTAGTACGCTAGTTGGTAGTACATTATCCCCTGCACTTTTTGCAAATGCTACTAATCAGCGTGTTGGAATTTATACAAATACACCAGCTACAACGTTAGATGTTGCAGGAGACCTAACAGTTAGAGGTACATTAAATGTTTTAGGTACCACAACAACAGTTAGCTCAACTAATCTTATCATAACCGACAAACTAATTACCATTGGATCAACTGCATCACCAACTGATGTTACTGCAAATGATGCAGGAATTGAAATTCCTGGAGCAACTACTAAGACGTTTACTTGGAAAAGTTCTACTCCTGCTTGGACAAGCTCAGATAATCTTAACTTAGTTTCGGGCAAAACGTATAAAATTAATGGGTTTGATGTAATTACAGCTACAGCGTTAGGATCAGCTATTGTTAGTGCTCCGGGTCTTAACAGTATTGGTACTTTAACTGCGCTAACTGCAGGTACTCTGTCTATTACAACAAATACGCTAAGTGCTACACAAACTAACAGTAATCTTGTATTAGCACCAAACGGTACTGGAACTGTTGATGTATCGAGTAAAAAAATAACGAGCGTAGCTACTCCGGCAGCCGGTACAGATGCTACTAATAAGACATATGTTGATACAAGCATACAGTCTGCACCCCTTGCTATCGCATTGACTACCACAAACTTTACAAATGCTCAAGTTGCGACTAACTTTTTATCTGATTTATTTCCAGTAGGGGAACATCAAAATGGAACAATTATTAGAGCGTTCTGTATTGATCAAGGTACGACTCAAACAGTAAATGCTGGAAGTTTTATAACTGGACGAAAATACCAAATTGTTGCAGTCGGAAACACTAACTTTACTCTTATTAGTGCAACTACTAACACTCAAGGTGCTATTTTTGTAGCATCAGGTGCTGGGTCAGGAACTGGTACAGCGGCACCAGTAATTAGGGTATTCCAGCTTAGTACAGGAACCTGGACTTACCAGAGTTACTTGTAAGCCAAACTGGCATAAATACACTAGAATAAGGAAAAGGGCGAAATGTCATACACCATAAACAGATATAACGGAACACAAATTGCTGTAGTTGCCGACGGCACTATTGATGCCACTATTGATCTTAAATTGATTGGTAAAAACTATGCAGGATACGGCGCTGTACAGAACGAGAACTTTGTATATCTGCTAGAAAATTTTGCCAATACTACACAACCCCCAAAGCCGTTGCCAGGACAGATCTGGTACGACAGCGGTAATAGTAAACTAAAATTTTGGGACGGAAGCAAATTCCGTACTACAGGCGGAGCAGAAATTGGTACCACAGCTCCGACCGGTCTAACAGTCGGCGATTTCTGGTATGATTCAGCTAATCGCCAGTTATACGCATATAATGGTTCGAGTTATACTTTAATTGGACCACAAGCAGTTGCAGGTTCAGCAACTACACAGATGCGTAGTGTTAGCCTAGTTGACATAACAGGCGGAACACATCCTGTAATTCAAGCAGTTGATAATGGTAATGTTATCTTTATTGTGAGTTCAGATAGTGCATTTACTTTAGATGCTACAATTAATCCAGTAACTGGCTTTACAGTTATACAACAAGGTGTTACTCTTTGTTATACTAACAATGGAGCAACGCCAGGACAAACAACAAGTAGTCATAGATTTTATGGTACAGCTACCAATTCAGAAAGATTAGGTGGTTTATCAGCAAGTAATTTCGTGCAGTCAACTGGATCCCCACAATTTTCATCACAAGTTAACTTTGGCGATGTTGGTTTTACGGTAGGTAATCCGATTGCTAGATTAGCAGTGTTTAACCAAGGAGCGTCAACTCCTATTATTGCTAATCAAGTTAATAATACAATTCAGTTCCAAACTACAGTTAGTTCAACAACTAAGTATCCATTACAACTTGTAGGAGCAGATGTTCTTCCTGGTATTACATTAACAAGTAATTTAGGATCAAGCGGGCTACAATGGAATAGTTTATATGCTAATTATGTATATTCGACAGCACAACAAGCTGATGCACTGAATGTAGGTGGAAATTATAGAACAGCTTCAACCGGAGCAGTTGCTAATACAATTGCCGCCCGTGATGGTTCTGGTAATTTAACAGCTACTCTATTCTCTGGAATTGCATCAGCCGCAAATTATGCTGACTTAGCTGAGAAATACTTACCAGATGCAGAATATGCAATTGGTACTGTAATGACTATTGGCGGCAATAGCGAAGTTACTGCTTGCAGAGCAGGTGATCGAGCTATTGGAATTATATCAGGAAATCCAGCTTATATGATGAACAGTGGACTTGAAGGTGGAGTTTATGTTGCTCTAAAAGGTCGAGTTCCATGTAAAGTAACAGGGCTAGTAAGCAAAGGACAACGGTTAGTTGCCGGACCAGACGGTACTGCATCAGCAATGTCAAGCGATTCAGCTCTACAAGATTGCTTTGCCATCGCATTGCAGTCGTTTGGAACTGCAACTGAAGTTCCGACTGATCACAGTTCAGAAACTGGAACTATAGAAGTTCTTGTTTTATAAATAGATCGTTAATTAAAAAAGGTTATATATTATGGCAGGTCAAGGTACAAACATACTAGCATTAGATTATAATAATATCCAATCTAAGATCGCTCAGGTATTGGGACAAGGATCTGGCACTTTTGGATATAATCAAACAGTACTAAGCAGTCAAGTATCAGTAAATCAGAAAATTACCGCATTACAATGGCAAAATTTATATAATGATTTAATCGCAGCCAGAACACATCAAACTGGTGCAAATGAAACTGCTAATTTAAATTATCCTACAACTAGCACTACTATCAAAGAAAGTGATCGAGCGGCATACCTTGCATATGCTAGTACTATTGAAGCAAATAGACTTGTTGTTCCACCAGCCGGACAAGCCACATTGGAAACTTATAGTACTTCTACAAGAACCGCCGATTGGAACGGTACGATAACACACTCAATTACTCTTAGTTTTGCTGATGCAAATACTGCCAGAGCATACTTCAATGCAGGTGGAAATATTCAAGTATCTGCAAGTTTTTCCCCTAACGCATCGAACTTAAAAAATAATAGTTGGCAAACCATGTTGAACAATATGGGTATAGTCAAAATGACTTACAATGCTACAACAAATACCGGTAGCGGCACTGGAGTTACTGCATCAGCTATTGGATACCAACAGCTAACTTCTGGTCAACAACGTATTTTCCAAAAAACAACAGAAACACCAACATACAGCCCAAATGCATTTGAAATATATGCTAACGTAAATGCTACTGGAAGTCAGGTTATATTCAGTATCCAATATCAGGATTTATCAGGTCAGCCAAATGCGCCATGGGGCACTGACGAAAATATTACAGGTACATTAACTAGCCAAGTACAAGGTTACAGACCATCGGGCACAAGTGTTTCTATTAATGCACCTACTGTTTCTTCTTCAGGACCGTAACCCCCTAACTAGTTGACAAGATAATTACTGTAGTGTATTATAGTACATTACGGAGTTATCTATGGATGAACGAATCGAAAAAGCCTTTGCAGTTGCTAATTATATGGCAACATTATCTAATCAAAGGCGTATAATTTTAGAAGAATATAATCAAAAATTAGTATACTATATTAATGGTGCTAGTTTTAACATTACGCCCGAACTAATAAATTTTACTAAGACGGTATTAGATTTGGGATACACTGAAGATGTTGCGTTTGTTGATGCAAATAAATTCCCAGTTATTATTAATGATGTGAAGAAATTTTTTGACGATATTGTTTCAATTTTCTTCGAGTCTACTAATAGTTACGCCGCAAAATTTGCAGAAATAAAATCAAAAAGAAAAATAGCAGATATAGTCGACTTATGACAATAGGTGCAATCTTATTTGCTCAAAATAATACAACTGTTGATTATATTAAATTAGCAGTGTTTGCTGCCAGGCGGATTATTAACCACTTAGACATTCCTGTAAGCATAATTACAGATAACACACAGTGGTTAGTTAATCATTATCCCGATCATCCATTTGACACAATAATAGAAATACCTATAGACACAACTCCTCAACAAAAATATTTTAATGATGGGTCGTTAGCATCTCAAAAACTTGATTGGAAAAATAAATCGCGCAGTAGTGTATATGATCTAACCCCATATGATCGTACACTAGTATTAGATAGCGATTATATCATTAGTTCTAATATTCTAAAACCGGCCCTACACAACTCGCATGATTTTCAAATTTATAAAAATAGTTTTGATTTAGCGAGTTGGCGTACAACTAACGAATTTAAAAGAATTAATCAATATTCAATTCCTTTCTATTGGGCTACTGCTTTTGTTTTTAACAAGTCTGAAATTATGCAATGCTTCTTTGACTTAGTTACGTATATTAAATCAAATTGGCTGTATTTTAGAAATTTATATAATATTGAACATTCGGTTTTTAGGAATGATTTTGCTTTTAGTATTGCTATTCATATTATGAATGGTAAAACTAACGGAGAGTTTGCAGTAGATTTACCAGGAACAATGAGTTATGTTATTGACAAAGATATACTAGTTGATATTATTGATGATAAAATTCACGTGCTAATAGAAAAACAAAACCACCCTGGCGAATACATATTATCGAAAACACAAGGCATTGACTTGCACGTTATGAATAAATTAAGTTTGAGTCGATTTATCGATGGAGGTACAGGTGTCTAAAGGTTTCCTTTTATTTGCACAGAATACTAAGGCTGTAGATTATATTACTCAAGCATATGCATTGGCATTGAGTATCAAACAAAGTCAAAAAGATATTACAAGTGTATCTTTAATAACAAACGATCCTGTACCTAAAAAATACCAAAAAGTATTTGATCAAATTATTCCAATTCCGTGGACTACTGATACAACATCAACTTTAGCAGGCGAACATCGATGGAAATTATATCATGTAACTCCTTATGAAGAAACTATGGTACTCGATACTGACATGTTATTATTGGAAGATATTAGTTGCTGGTGGGAGTATTGTAGCAATTATGATTTTAAATTTTGTTCTCGTATAAAGAATTATAAACAAGAAGTTGTAAACGACACGTATCATCGAAAAGCGTTTATTGCTAATAATCTAACCAACCCCTATTTTGCCTTACACTACTTTAAAAAGAATAGTCCCGCCTACGAATTTTATAAAGTATTAGAATTTATCTGCAATAACTGGGAGTGGGCATACGATAAGTTTGCATCTGATGAATATCAAAATTGGTTAAGTATGGACTTAGCCGCAGCCATTGCGATTGAAATCACCGGAACACACGAACATGCAGTAGATAGCGTTAGCCCTTTAGAATTTGTTCATATGAAAACTCCAATCCAAGGATGGTCTCCTATACCCGTGAGTTGGCAAGATACTGTTCCTTACGTATTAAACACAAAGGGCGAGTTAATTGTGGGTAATATTAAACAAAGCAAACTGTTTCATTACGTAGAAAAGAATTTTATGACTAAAAAAATTCTAAATAAACTAGAGGATTTAAATAATGGCTCGTAAATCTCCTAAATATATTCCTCCTAAATTTTATATTCATTATGATAAAAAGACCGGAGAAATATTTTCTGCAAGTAATGAATTTAATAAAGCATATTCTACTATTGAGATTCGAGAGCCTGAATATGTTCGTTTTTTAAATGGCGAAGAAAAGTTTCAAGATTATCAAGTTGGCTATATACGGACTACTGATAATCAAACAATACTAGCATTAGCACCTCGAGCAAATCAGGGATATACATTTAAGAACAATGTGTTTGAATGGATTGTAGACGCTCCAACTAAGAAAACTGAACTAACAGTAGTATGGGATAACATCAATGATCAGTGGATCTTTTCACTTAGCGATAACTGTAAAGACAGATTAAAAGACAATACATCAGCAGAAATATTACCATTTTTTGTAATGTTATCAAACGATTTTGATTTCTTGATTAGAACGATTACTATAAGTATGCATGATCTTTGTGCATTTAAATTAATAAAAAAACCTTTTAAAAGCCAACTAGAAAAAGATATTACAAAAATATCGATAGCAAGTAAAATTGTATTCCAAAGTTATGGATTAAAAATAAATGATTAAAATTATTGAACAGGATATCATCTTCCTTAGTTATGATGAACCAAACGCTGAAAAAAACTATGCAGATTTATGTGCTAAAGTTCCTTGGGCTAAACGCATACACGGAGTCAAAGGTAGTGATGCCGCACATAAGGCATGCGCCGCACTAAGCGATACTGAGTATTTTGTTACTGTAGATGCAGACAATATTGTAGATCCAAAATTTTTAGAAGTGGAAATTGATTTATCCGCACTCGGATTGACTAGTGAAAATGTGTTTAGTTGGTGCGGTCGAGTTCATGTTAACGGACTGATGTACGGCAACGGTGGTCTTAAATTATGGACACGCAAATTTGTCAATGAGATGAAAACTCATGAAAACTCAGACCCTACTGATCTTAAAGGTAAAGTGGAGTTTTGTTTTGATAATAGATATTATCAATTTAATGAAAACTACAGTGAGAGCTTTACTAATGCTACGCCGTTCCAATCATGGAGAGCAGGATTCCGCGAAGGTGTTAAAATGTCATTAGATCAAGGTGCTAGAGTAAAAGATCTTAAATCAATATGGTGGCAGAACTACCACAGATTGCTAGTTTGGTCAAGTGTAGGTACAGATGTCGAAAATGGCATCTATAGCATACTTGGTGCAAGAGAAGGTGCTGCCTTGACAAATTGTACAGATTGGGATTATGCTAATGTACGTGATTTTGATTGGTTAACAACCTATTGGAAT